ACGAGCCGCGTGTCTCGGTCGATACGTCGCCCCAGCACTTCCACTATTTTGAGTGGGGTCGCGTCCTAATAGGCACACATCACGGCGACAAAGCCAAGCCGCAGCACCTTCCGTCCATCATGGCAACGGACCAGCCGGCAGCCTGGGGCCGCACGTCGTATCGGCTTTGGTTAACCGGCCACGTCCACCACGAGGCCGTCAAAGAGTACCCAGGCTGCAACGTCGAAACCTTGGGCGTCCTGCCGCCGGCCGATGCCTATGCCGCGTCCAACGGCTACCGCTCCCGGCAGTCCATGAAAGCCATCGTCTTCCACCGTGAGCATGGCGAGGTGGAGCGCCACACTGTTAATCCGGGCATGTTTGACAGGAGCGCGGCATGAAAATCGTTCGCGTGACGTGGTGGGACGCTCTAGCTGTGGCGATGTGGTGCAAGCATACGGAGCCGATGGCGCCACAAGTCTGCGTCACCGTGGGCTTTCTGGTGGCAGAGGACGCGGATCACGTCATGGTGGCGGCCACCGTCTCAGATGATGAGTGCGTTGCGGCAATGCAAATACCGCGCGCTATGATCCGGGCTATGGATGACATCGCGTGATGCCCGAGCGGGAAGAAACCGGCCCGCATTGCCGCGCCACGTTCTCAATCTTCCCGAGTGGGATTAGAGTCTGGCCGCGATCTGCTCGGCAGTCTCGCGGTAGTACGTCCCGACTAGAATACGCACGTCCTTGTGCCCGCTGATCTTGGCAAGTGTCATCACGTCAACCTTGCGGGCAAGGCGTGTCAGGGCCTCCGCGCGGCTGTCGTGAAAGTGCAAGTCCTCGATTAAAAGCCGGTCGCGCGCCTTGCGGAATAGGGTATCCAGCACGGCGCTTGATATGGTGAAGCACGCATCCCTGTCGGCCACTGGGCGCAAGAGCCGCACAGCATGGTGCGTCAGGGGCACGTCGCGGGGCTTGCCTGTCAAATGCTGCGTCTTGTGCGCTACTGACGCAACCCGGCGGCGTAGGTCAAGATTTCCCCGGCCAAGGCTCAAGATTTCACCCGCCCGCATACCGGACCGCAGGGCGACCATGAAGGCTAATGCGACCTCCTGCCCCTTTGTCTGAGGGGCATTGCCGGGCCTGTAGTCGAGGATGCGGCACAGGGCGCGGACTTCGCCGGGGCTCACCCGCCGAGTGCGCGGGGCCGGGTTCCTGGGGATGCGTAGGCCCTGCAGCGGGTTGCCGGTCATCCACCGCCATTCCTCCCTCGCGATCCTGAATGCGTGGCGCAGCCAGTTCAGATTGCGCAGCACCGTGGCATCGCTCACCGACTGCAGCCGCTCGTCGCGCCACCGCACGAAGTCTGGCGTGTCGAGATCGGCCAGGCGCTTGTCGGCCAGCCAGGCGAAGTCTCGGAGGAACGCCTTGGCCTGGCGCTCCTCGTGCACGTTGCCGCGCTTCTTCGACATGACCTTGTCGACGTAGTCGTCGATCAGGTCGCGCAGTGTGTGCCGATCGGCCGGCGCCGCGGCGAGCTGCTCCTCCATCTGCGCCGCCCAGGCGTTGGCCTCGCGCAGCGTGCGGAAAACCTTCGACGCTCGTCGCCCGCCGACATAAACCTGCGCCCGGTATCCCCGGCTATGTTTCCCCACCGATGCCATATCGCCCTCGTGCGTAACCCCGTGGGGGAATAATGGGGAGTCCGTGGCTAGATTGTCCAGTTTGAGGGATATTCAGGGGCAAGCGCGATGCCCGGTTAGTGCCCATGCCGTCTATATTTGCCGCTGGTTGACCGATGCGCAGACAAGCCGGGATAACGCCCTTGGTGCCCCCGGCCGGACGCAAAAACCCAGCACCTAAAGCGTTCCGTGCCTGTCGTGCGTAATTATTGGGGAGCGCGCAGCGCATCCACGGCCTCGATTGCAATCAGCCCACAAGCATTGAGCCGCAGTTTACCGGCCATGATGTAGTTCCGCACGGTCTTAGGGTGGACGCGCAGCATCTGCGCTGCCTGCTTTTGCGTGACCTGCGTAGGTCGCGGATGCGACTCGGCGTAGAGACGCACCGCCTGCACGGCAACGCGCAAGGTTTGGTCGTCGGTCATGTGTTCCTGCTCCTTTGGAATTCCTCAACGTGTTTGGCGATGCGTTCCCATTCGCGCGGGTCCGTGACGGCAAGCCGATTGAAGGCGATGACGTTCTGACGCCACCACGTCTCAAAGGAGGCGCGGTCTTTCCACGGCCCGGCGGTCATCTCAGCACCACCTCTCCGCTGATCTTTTTCTTCCATTTCGACCGGAAGGCGGGAGGCTTGCGGATGCCGTTATGCTTGGCTTCCCGCCGCACAGCGCGGGCGATGTCGCCAACGTCCTTGGCGGTCTTGCCGCCACGGTGGCAGCACTCCTTGCCGAGCAACTTACCTTCCGCGATTGTGAGCGGCTTGGTCTTGTCCAGCACCAGGGCCTCGGGGATTGTGTGGTCGATCTCGTATGGGCGATGGCCCAAGACAAACCCGCAGCCCTCGCAGGCGATCCGGCCCGCCGCGTTCATGGCGCGGTGGACTATCTCGGCCTTCTGGCGTTTGGAGAACTCACGGCGGGCGGTCATGCGGCCTGCCTTTGCGCGCAAGCAAGAAGGTCGCCGGGATCGGTCAACACAATGCCCTTTTCGGAAAAGTGCCGATGCACGCCGTCGAGATAGGCCGTCGCCTGCTTCGTGGTCATTAGCCGGGTGATGGGAAAGTCCAGAGGCTCCATCATTAAGGCCAACTTCTGCGTATAGGGCAGCGGCCTCACGATGGCGTCGTAGCGTTGGCGAAAGGCATCGTTCTCGGCGCGCAGGATGGGAACGCCTATGGTAAGTTTTGCGTACCCTCTGACCTCTTCCGGCGTCTGGTCGCCAAGCTGCTCCGCGATCTCGTTCAGCCACAGCCGTTGAAGCTTGTTCTGCTTCAACGACCGCTTGCCTCCCCTGGATAGCGAGACGGTCAAGGGCAGCGGCTGCGCCTCCAGGAAGCGGATCAGCGTGCGCCGGTCCGCGTCGGTTTCAAGGAAGCGCGTAGTCATCAGCGGATCGCCGTCCTGACCTGTTCAAAGATGCGGACGCCGGGGATGTCGCGACGCCCGCCAGCAATGGCCGCCTTGATGGCCGCCTCGTTGACCATCAGGAACTCACGCGGCACCTGGGCGGGGGATACGACCTCGTGAATCCACTTCACGGACGCGGCGGCCTTGGTCCCGCTGAAGCCCACCACGCGGGCAGCTTCCTTGGCGATCACAGGCGCGGCAACCGGAGGCGGGGGCTCATCGAACGCTTCCGCCTCCTTCCGGGCGCGCTCGTCGGCCTCGCGCTGGATGCGGCGCTGCTCCTCCAGCTTCTTTGTCTGAAAAGCGTTGATAGCGGCGACGACACGATCCGCCGCCGCCTTGACCGGCTCCGACATCGTGGCGAAGTGCCCGTCGATGGCCCGGCCGTCCTTCAGGATCTGGTCCTTCTCCTTCTTGCGGGCTGTCTCGATAGCCGCGAGGCAGCCTTTCAGCGTCTTGGCCGTCTCAGCATAGGCTCCCGCATCATCGTCCGTCGTGACGGGGGCCAGGGTTTCGGGCACGAGCCCGGCGCACTCAACCGCCTTGGCGGCGAGGTTGGCGTGTTCGATCTCCAGCCGCTCAGCCAGCGGCGGGGCGTTCCCCCCGATTCCGTGACGTTCAGATTGCATGTGTCCGCTCCTTCCCTAGGCGAATGTCTCTGACTGTTTCCCTGCGGACGCCGAGCCGTCTGGCCATCTCGGCGTTATTGACGGAGCGGTCCTCCCGGAGAGCGCGCACGGCGCTGTCAGATAACTTCGCCCCGTGGTGCGTTTCGCCCTTCCGAATGCGTCTCCTCGCTCTGTTTTGCGCCGGGGAAAGCCATCGGAGATTCTCTAGGCGATTGTCCGCGCGTTCGCTGTTGATGTGGTCCGCGTGGCAATCGGGATTCGGCGGTTCACCAAGGAATGCAAAGGCGACGAGGCGATGGACGTATTCTTTGTGACGCTTGCCTGCATTCCGCATCCACACCTGAAGGTAGCCGTGTCCGTGTTGGGTTGGGGACATAATGCGCCCATCGTTGCGGCGGACGCGCCCCATGGATGAGACTTCATAGGGCCAGCCAATAACCGGCCTCCATTCCTCGCGGTCCATTAGGCGTCTACCTTCCGTTCAAGGGCTTCGTTGTAGGCATCGAGCAGGCGCTCGTACTCGGTCGGCAGCGCCGTCTCGATCACGTCGGTGCGGGCCTTGTTCTCGACCCACCATTCACGGGCGATCTGTGCGTCGGTGCTGGCGTCCTTCAGGAAGGCGACCGACGCCTTGACCCATTCGATGCGCTTGATGGCGCTGCCAGCGGCGGCGGGGGTGTTGATGGGCGCGGCCTGCTTAGCGGCCGGGAGCTTGCCCTTCTGGCGGCTCTCATCGAGCGTGCCATCTCGACGCGATTCCTCGACCCAATCAGAACCGCCGCGTCGCTCAGGGCGAAACTGCGTGCCACCGCCAGCCGAACCCGCAGATCCTACAGCGGCGTTGCCGTCGTCATCCTCGGGCGCAACGCCCACCATCGCCATCAAGGCGTAGCGGCGGGCGTAAGTGGCCGCAGAGCCGTAGCCCTGCGCGTCGTTCTTGGTGGCTGGCACGGCAAATACGTCGCTGATCTGCTGCCCACTGGCGTGCATCAGGATCGTCTCGACCTCGACGCCGCCCGCAATGGAGCGGAGAAGCTGGACAACCGACAGGCCGTTGCTGGTCAAGGGGCCGCGAATGGCATCCCACACGGACGCAAGATCGGCATACTTCGACTTGAAGTGCGGGTTATTGGCGTCCTTCTTGGCGCCTTCCATCTGGGCCTGCGCCTTGCAGAGCGCCGCAGCTAGATCAGCAATGGACGGACGAGCCGCTATGCTCTCGGATTGCATCATCGTATCAGGCATTTAAAACACTCCTTCGGTTGTTAGATGTGAGCCCGCATCCAGCGGCAGACCCGATGCCACCAAGAGCGGCGGGGAACGCAGGGAACAATCGTTCCGGAAATGATGAGAAGGCGTTCGTCGCTCACAGTCCCGCCTCCTTCCGCGCGTGTTCGTAGGCGCGCACTTCCTTGATGAATCCGGCCCAGAGCTTGCGGCGCTTGGCGATCCAGGCGGCGCGCGTCTCGCGCTTCCAGTCGGTCCACGGCAGGAAGTTCCACGGCGTCCGCTTCTCGCTCTCGTGGGTTTGCAAGGTGGACAGCCAGAGCAGGGCGATTCCGGCGTGCCGCTCGTGGTCGAATTGCCCGACCTCGTCATTGTTGGGGAAGTCCCAACGCGGAACATCGACGCCCAACTTGCGCTCTACCCGGAGATAGTCGCGCTCGCGGTGGCGAACCTCTGCCGAGCAAACTGCTGCGGCCCACTTCCTGAAGTTTCCGCCCTCGATTGCGTGCGACGGGAGCGGGCGACGAAGCAGGGCCACACGCTGTGCGAAGGACATAGCAGCGGCGGCTTCCACCCGTTGCACCGCCGCCATGTTGATCAGTGTGTCCATGTCAGACCTTCACTTTTGGATAGATGCCGAGCAGCGACGCGGCGCGGCGGCAGTCGCCCAGCTTGACGGTGACGTGGCGCGGCTGTTCGTTGTCGAGGTCGCTGTCGGGGATGGGATCGGCAGCGCGGGCGTAGGCTTCCGCGAACGGGCGCAGCGCCTGGATGATTCTGTCTTTGTCGGTCACTTGCTGCGCTCCGTCAGGGCGTCATCGCGGGCCTGCCGGCGTCGAAAGTCGGCGGCATCCTCGCGTGCGTCGATGTTTTCGTCGGACGCTGCGTTGCAGGCGTCGTGGTAGCCGCCGGCAGAGCTATCGTCTGCAAGGTACTCCTGCGCCCATTCGGTGAGCATCGCCTGCATGGTGTCATCGAGCGCGTGCAGCGTGGCCTTGGCCGAGACGAAATCGAGCGAGGCGTCCTCGGCCGGCTGTGGCGTGCCGTAGTAAACGGCAGGACTGCCGGGGGAATAGGTGTAGGTGATCTCAACCTGTATCGAGTCGGGCTGTAGACCAAACGGCGCGTAGCAGATCATCTTGTGTTTGCTTGCCATGCTGTCCTCCTGTCTGGGTGTGGTTAGCCGACGACGACGCGGTACAGGTCGCCGTCGAAAAGCGGGGCGTGGATGGTCACGACCCAGTCGCAGCCCTTGAAGGTGGCGCGGAGGCTGTCGGCGATTTCTTTGGCTTCGGCGTAGGTGGCTGCGGTCATGCTGTCCTCTCTCCGGCTGTGTGCCTGAGAGAGAGTAAACGCAAAATGCGTTCTAATGTCAAACGCAAAATGCGTTCTTTTGCGACAAGCGTCTACTTAGCTAAATCATTGGCGTTTTATCGACGGCGGCGGTGCACGAGCGGAATGACGGCCGATATAACAATGGCCAAAACCCGGACCTCTTCTTCGTCCGAGTCGCTCTCGGCTGTGGGGTCAAACGTGATCGGCTTCCATTTTGCCTCTGTCGAATCGGGCGACAGCACGATTAGGTGCCCACGTTTACTAATCCGCTTGGCAGTAACCTCGCGCTGGCTGGCTTGGGCGCGAGTTCTCTCAACGATTACGACATCGTCCTCGGCCGTTTCAATGTCTGCCTTGATTATGTCGACGCAATGCAAAATCATGCCAGGCGAGAAAACCCGGTTCATAGAATTGCCTCGCACGATTAGGCCAAACTGCGCTGCAATTGGGTAATCGGGATGAACGGCAACGGGATGCTGGTCAAAATCTCTCGGATCAACCTCAACATCAACATCAAGCCATTGCCCAGCCGCAACCTCGCCGGTGATGGGGATGGTCTGCACTCCTACAGTCGGCTTATTTTTGTCCGGGAATGCGCCGCCTTCCTGAAGCCAGAGCCAAGGCACTGAAAAGGCTGCCCCGTAGCGTTTGAGCTGATCCAGCTTGGGGCGGCGGTGCCCATTCTCGTGATCGGCATAGGTCGTTTTCGTCCAGCCAAAAGTGCGCGCGGCATCGGCGGCGCTTTCGTAGCCAGCTTTTTGACGAGCCACGCGGAGACGTTCTGCAAGCGTATTCATGGTCTGCAGTTTTTCATGCAGGAGAACGCAAAAGGCGTTGACGACAGGAACGCAATATGCGTTTATGTGCGCTATGATCACGTCCCCCGCACAAGCAATCGATCTTCTGGGTGGTTACCGCTTGGTTGCATCGGCCCTTAAGCGCCCCCTGACGACGGTGGCGTCGTGGTTCACGCGCAATTCAATTCCGGTTGAGGCGTGGCCTTCTCTGATCAGGCTCGCCAAGAGCCGCAAGATTGGAGGCTTCACCTACGAGGCACTGGCGCAAGCCCACGCGAAGGCCAAGGCAATCAAGACCGGCGCTTCAGAACAGGCCGCCGCATGACCCACCTCCCCGAACTCGCCGTGCTGGCCGCGTTCCTTGTTCTCATGTGGGCTCTGTTCCGGGTGGTGACGAAATGACCGACGATTGGTCCGACGCCTGCGATCCCGTGCAACGCCGTGAACTGACGGACGCAGAGAAGCGCCGCCTGCAAGCCCTGATGGAACTGCGTCGCAGGCAAGGCTTCCGCCGCCCCAACGCGCCGAGCGTGTACCGCGTCGACGCCGACTTTGAAGACATGGGGGCCTGAGCGATGGACCTCGACGGCATCGGCTACTTCCATGAACTGCAGGAAGAAAAGGCGCGCATCCGCAGCCTTGCCAGCAAGGACATGAGCCCGGCGGCGCTGGCGCGGCTGCCTAAGCCGATTGTGGTGAAACGGGAAGTCCTCGCGCCGGTCGTGCTGGCGACGAAGCGCGACACCACCAATCCAGTCAGGCAGGAAGCGTGCCGTATATCGGGGCGCAAACTGTCGGAAGAGCGCGCCCGATCGCGCCTTGGTCGTATCACCAAGCGCATCAAGAACACGCGGCTTTACCTCCATAATGGCCGCACCGACACGCCAGCCGACCGCGTGATCTTCGACAAGATCGTTGAATTGGCGGCCCAGGTTGCGGGCGTCACGGCCTACGAGATCCACGACTTCAAGCGGCTGCGCAACATTGTCCGGATTCGGCATGTTTGCTGGCGGCTGCTTCGCGAGTTTACCGGGCTTAGCTCTCCGTCCATGGCCCGTGTCACCAATCGCGGGTGCCATACCAGCGTTATAAACGGGATCGGCCGGGCGCTCGACGCCGCCGAGAAGCCCGAAGGCGCTGCGTTTTATTGGGAGCTCCGCACGCGCCTGTCCGCCTCCGGACTGGTCGTTGTTGACGATCTGGAAGGTAAGAGGGGAGGCCGGAAATGATCCGGGGCTTCTGTTCCGACCTCCCGGCGAGCGGGATTGCTCGCAATCTGGTTTCCCCCGCCACCGTGCATAGCGCTCCGAACACGGTTGGCAACGGCCTCGCCCGTAAGATTGGGTCGGTCGAGGCCGCCCCTATTCGTATCCCCGGTGCGGCTCCTTGGGGCGCCGCTTCCTACTCCCTGACCGGGGACAACTGCGGTCGCGCTGTCGAGTATCTCCGGCGCGACCGCTCTTTTATCTCTCTGCGCAGCGAGCTTGGCGGCGACCCTGCGCAGAACTTCACCTATCGGCGTCCAAGTGGTGGCTTGGCTTTTCATGGTTTTAACCATGAGGGAAGACATGACCACAAAGTCGTCAAAGCCTGCCAAGGGCTCGGCAATGTCTGCCGCGCTTGATCGCGTCCGTTCCATGTTGGTCGCCCTTGGCGGCCCAAGGCAGTGGGATGACACCAAGGACCACTGGCGGAATCGCCTCGCCAGAAAGGTCGGCATCAACGCCCGGCGCGTCCGGGCCATCCTCTCTAACAATGAAGACGTGAGGCTTTCGGCCGATGAATTTCTCCACATTGAGGCGCGGTTCCGCGCGCTTGACGAGCGCCTTGAAGACGATCTGCGGGCGCTCTCCGCAGAGGATCGGGATGAGACTGCTGGCGAAGTGCGAGAGGGACGAAAGGCGGATCAGGGAGTGGGTCGCCAAGGTTCAGGCGGACCGCAAGCGCGCGTACAAGCTGATCGGCGGTAGGGGGCGGTGATGACCGACAACCGCCTGAAATCACTGGCCGAGCGCATCGAGCGCCTGATGGATGAGCGCGACGGCATCGCCTCCGACATTCGCGACATTTACACCGAGGCGAAAAGCGCGGGCTACATTCCAAAGGCGCTCCGCAAGGTGATTGCGCGCCTGCGGATGGACCCTGCCAAGCTGGCAGAGGATGACACGCTGATCGAACTATACGAGGCCGCGCTAGGGCCGGTAGGGAAGGCCATGAAGGCGGTTCGCGAAGGCGCGACGCTGGATGCTGCGGCCGAAGCCAACGGCGTTCACAGGGCAACTGTGGCCCGCGCGAGGGCGGTCGCAAAATCATCTGAAAATGCGACGGTCGCAAATTCGCACGAAACTGCGACGCCGTGGTTTCCTGCAACTCCAGAGGACGAATGCGCGGAGATCAGGAAGGCTGCAAGCGCGCTCACCGACGCCGACATGCCAGAGCAGCCACCATTCCTGCGGAGGGGTGCGGTATGAGGGTTTTGGTCGCCTGTGAATTCAGCGGAATCGTGCGGCGCGCGTTTGCCTCCCGTGGTCACGACGCCTGGTCCTGCGACCTGTTGCCGGCCGATGACCGGAGCAACCGGCACATCGTGAGCGATGCGCGTGCGATCCTTAACGACGGTTGGGATTTACTCATGGTGGCGCACCCGCCCTGCACCCGACTCTGCAACAGTGGCGTGCGGTGGCTGTCCGTCCCGCCGCCGGGCAAGACGGCGGATCAGATGCGGCATGAACTGCAGGAGGGCGCGGCGCTGTTTTCTGCCTTCTGGAATGCCCCCGTTGAGCGCATCTGCGTCGAAAATCCGGTAATGCACCGGCACGCGAAGGCGCTGATCCAGAACTATCAGGAGCCCGCGCAATCGGTGCAGCCTTGGCAATACGGCCACGGGGAAACCAAGCGCACCTGCCTGTGGCTCAAGAACCTGCAGCCGCTCAAGCCTACAAACATTGTGGAAGGCCGGGAAGCCCGCGTGCATCGCATGCCGCCGTCTGCCGATCGCTGGCGTGAACGCTCCAGGTTCTTTCCCGGCATTGCTGACGCTATGGCAGATCAGTGGGGCGGCGTGGCCGACGAAGCGAGGGCAGCATGACCCGCCGCCGTTGCCCCGCCGCCCGCCTGTTAGCCGCTGAACTAGCCGCCGACATAGCCCAGGCTCGATACGACCGCACGCGCTCCCATCAGGCACGCTTTGACCTGATAGCCGCCCGTGCTGCTGCTGTAGCCGCAGCGCGGTGGAGGCGATAGTGGCGCGCAATAAGTACGGCGCCCGCAAGACGGTCGTTGACGGCCTCAAGTTTGACAGCCAACGCGAAGCGAAGCGGTGGCAGGAACTCAAGCTGCTAGAGAAAGCGGGCGAGATTACAGCCCTTGTTCGGCAGATTGTCTATGAGTTGGCACCCGCCGTTAAACTGCACGGAGAGGCCCGGAAAAAGCCTGCCCTGCGCTATGTGGCCGACTTCCGATACATCACGCTGCCTGACTTTGCTTACGTCGTAGAGGACGCCAAAGGCCACGAAACCGATGTGGCCCGCATCAAGCGCCACCTCATGAAGTCCGTTCACGGAATAGATGTGAGGCTGTCGTGATGGAACGCCACAAGGACTACGGCGCGCACATGGCGAGCAATCCTCGCTCGTTCTCATCCACGGATGACACTGCACGCGGATTTAGCGCAGAGAATAGTCAATGAGGATCACCACCGGACAGATGGCAGGCATCATCGGGCTGCGCCTTGCGGGCGTTCCCCTGGTGGAGTGCTGCAGGATTGTCGGCGCACCGCAGAAGCGGGCAATCGACATGCTCCCGCTGGAATGGCGCGACCAAATCCGCCAGCGCCCCAAGTGGACTTTCAAGCGGCTGCAGCAGATGCGGAAGGACTACACGAACCCGCACCTGCAGACGTGGCAGGTGGCAATCCGGCATCACACCACGCGCGACGTAGTGCGGAAGCTCGCGGTGCGCGAGGGCTGGCCGCCCAAGAAACTCGGCAGGCCGAAGGGCAGGGGCAAGCGGAAGATCATTGCCATGCTGGTCAATCGCGGCGTTAGCCGGGAGCAGGCGCTTTACAAGACTTTGGAAGCGGCATTGGAGGCGAGGGTATGAGCGTTCGCGCCCTTTCATGGTCTTTTGCCTTACCGTTGCAGGACATGGCCGCCAAGGGCGTTTTGCATGCGCTGGCAGATCATGCGGACGAGGAATGGAAGTGCTGGCCGTCTTTGGCTCGCATCGCCTTGTTCGTAGGTTGCAGCGAGAACACCGCGCGCCGTGCCCTGCAGCGGGTGGAAGCGATGGGGATTATCAGCCGTGAAGCGCGGCCCGGTCAAAGCGACATGTACCGGCTTAATGCGGACTTTGACCCCTCCCAAATTGGTACCCCTACCAAATCGGCACCCCTCCCAACGGAGACGCCACCCCTCCCAAGGTGGGACCCCACCCCTCCCAAATTGGTAGGGGACCCCTCCCACGGTGGGACCCGAACCACCATAGAACCATCAAGAACCAAGAAGTTAACCGTCAAGAGCGCAACGAGGTCCAGTGATGAGCGACTTGGAACAAGGCTCCCGGCAGATTGGCAGCCCGCGCCGACTGAGCGAGATTTTGCCGCCGATCTCAACCTCGATCCCGAAGCCACAGCCAGCACGTTCCGCGACTACTGGGCAGCAATTCCCGGCGCAAAGGGACGCAAGACCGATTGGCCTGCCACATGGCGCAACTGGTGCCGGCGCGATGCAGACAACCGCAGAACGCCAGCCCGAGGTGGCGCGGGTCTTCGGCCTTCCGCCATCCGCGACGAGTCTAGCGCGTTCGCTCGGGCGGCTGATATCCTGGCAGGACGCTAGCATCTACTCGGGCGACGAGTTCGCTGGCGTGTCGATCAAGAACGTGGCCGTGCGGCCGGGTTTTGACCTTGCGGAAGTCCAGCGCCATGCCGTCGCCGTAGAGCGCCTGTGTGAACCAGCGGGAACGGACCTCGCGACCCAGAAGCTGACTGAACTGCGCCGGCTGACCGCGCATCGCGCCCAAGGCGACAACGACATGGTCTTGACCGCCGTGGCCTACACGCAGCGCCTCGCGCAGTACCCGGCCGATGTCGTGGCTGCGGCCTGCGATGGCTGGGCAGACCGTGAACAGTGGTGGCCTAGCTGGGCCGAACTCAAGGCCGAGGCAGACAAGCGCATGCGCGGCCGGCTCCAGATCCGCGAGACGCTGCGAAGGTTCCGCTAATGACTGCCTCTCTCAACACTATGGGGAACGCATGACCAAGGAAGAAGCCAAGACGAAGTGGTGCCCGATGGCAGCGGCGATTCAGGCACGCGACGGGGTTAAGCGCACATGCGCGAGCTCTGAGTGCATGGCGTTCCGCGAGACGCGCATGGAAGATGATCCCATGCGTGAAGGGCGTGTGTTTGCCTACTGCGGCCTTGCAGGTAAGCCATGAGCAAGAGCGCCGAACTGGAGGCCATCAGGGAGTGGGCTGAATCCCGCGTGATCGACCGGAGCGGGAAAACCCGCCCCCTGGCCGATGTCATCGCAGAGGCGAGAGCCCGCGCTGCGCTCCTCACAGATGGCGCATCCCCCGAAGCGGCAAAGGTCAGGACACCCAAGGAGGCGTGCTAACTGATGGTGCGCTGGCTCGGAGACACCCCCGACGACGCGCTCGATCGCGTGCTGCTGGTGATGATAGCAGCGCACGCGGGCGTCCCGTGCCCCACCCAGCGAGAGATTAGCACATGGACCGGCCTTTCGAGGCGCCGAGCCTGGCGCTACCTTCACGGCATGGAGGACCGCGGCCTCATCGAGATCGAGATCGAGGCGGCCACCCGATCGAAGACCGGCACCAGAGGCCAGAGGCGCCGCGCACGCATCCCCGGCGGACAGTGGACCGGGTGGACCAACAGGACGCCAGGGAGGCAGGCCAGATGATCCCACCCATTTGCATACTGCTGATGAATATACGCGCGGAGACGTTGCGTCGATGGTCGTTTAGGGGCACGCCAATCAAAGCAGTCCGGATTGGTGCGCCGCAATACATGGAAATGAAGCAATTCTTGATGCCGCTTTTAAGCGTGAAGACAGAGGATGTGTGCCATTTCTCTGGCGTCCGTTACTACGTCGACCCGGAGTTCGACGGGGTCGAGCTCGAGTATGTCGAAGAATCAGCGGCGGTTGTGATGGTTGCGCTGGAGGTTGCCGCAACTCTGAACCTGCCGTGCAGGGCACTGTGACTGCCAAGCTGCTCCAGCTAATGACCAGATAGCAAGGTTCCGCCACCCCGCGAATAAACTGTGCAGGTTTACTCTCCTGCGCGGGGCCAATCGTTGGGTCGGTCTAATCAACTCACGGCGATCTACACGCTCTCCGGGCCGGATGGAGCGGTGCGCTACATTGGCAAGACGGTTAACCCGAAGAGTCGGTTGGCCGCGCACGCCTCGCCTTCACAGAGCGAATCAGCCGGCCGTCCAGTTGTCAGTTGGTGTCGGAAACTGCGCTCTCGTGGTGAGAGTCCGACGATGCAAATCCTTGAGTGGGTGGTGGACTGGGAAGAGGCCGAGTGCCGTTGGATCGCAGAGTACAGAGCGAATGGCGTCGATCTCCTAAACATCGCGGCAGGTGGCCTGGACATGGCACACGTCTACGCCGAGCGCGGTAAATATCCGGCATACGCATGGATGGTGCAGTTCTTCGCCCGTGCAGGACACAAGGATACTTATGGCGTGGGACTCCGCGCGAAGGCTGCGGAGATAAAGGCCACCCAAGGCGCAGAAGGGATGAGGGTGTTCAACGAACACCTGCGGCAACTACTGCGCGAGACATTCCCATTGTGCCTAGGTGCGCGATGAAGAGGCCCGCCAAGATGGGCCGCCCCTCCATCTTCACAGACAAGATGGCGACAACGATTTGCGTCCGACTGGCGGACGGTGAATCGCTGCGCGCGATTTGTGCCGATGAGGGGATGCCAAACCGAAACACCGTGAGGGTCTGGACGCAGGAAAAGCCGGACTTTTCTAGCCGCTACGCGCGGGCGCGAGCCGAGGGGATGTACGCCCTGGCAGAGCATGCCCTTGAGCGTGCGAGCGCGGCGACTCAGGAGGATGCCGCTGCTGTTCGGGTCTACGTCGACACAGTGAAGTGGTTCGCCGCCAAGATGGCGCCCGCGGCCTTTGGCGATAAGGCGGCCATCGACATCAACGCCACAACCACGGGAGACGACGCTCCCACCCAGACCGCGCTCCAGCTCGCCCGCGAGATCGCCTTTGCCCTGTCCGTCGCGATGCGATCGGCAGAGGCCACGAAGTCCACCCCGGACACTCCAACCACGCATTAGCAACAGCAACAGCAAGCGACCTTAGGAGATCACCATGGCTCGTATTCAGCACTCGCTACATTCCCGCGACATCGGCGCCGGTTTCGCGACCGTTCCCACGGCCAGCGTCCCCGGCACCCCCGGCGCTCTCATATCGCGCGGCGGCTTCATGAGCGGCCCGCACGGCAACCAGATCGTCTTCCCCGGCCCGAATGAAGTGGCCATCTTTGACGACTTCGCCGGCATCAACACGGTCGCCCCGAACGTCTCCATGTGGAGCATGCTCGAGGGCACCGACAGCGCGACCTCTGCCGAGGTGCAGTCGGCGGCCAAGGGCGGCGTCCTGCTGATGACGACCGGCGACGCTGGCACCGGCTTCGCGGCCGACGCCTGC